AGATGAAATAAAAGACATCGGCGGCTTTGTTGGTGGAGAGCTTAAGGAAGGCAAGCGCAGAAAAGGATATGTAAATTATAGAGACATCCTTACTTTGGATTTAGACAGTGTAAATATTCCTTCTGATCAACTTTTATTTACTTTGGAAGTAAACTTAGGGTTTGCTTATGTAGTCTATTCTACGCATAAACATAAGCCACAAACTCCAAGAATTAGAATTGTGATCCCTCTATCTAGATCTTGTAAAGTAGATGAACATGAGGCAGTTGGAAGATATGTGGCATCGCTAATCGATATAGACTGGTTTGATGATACTACCTTCCAAGCTGAGAGATTAATGTACTGGCCATCAACTAGTTCCGATGCTGAATACTTATACAGTGTTGGCCCAACTGATAAGTGGCTTGATGTTGATGATGTATTAAAAAATAAATATCATGATTGGACTGATATAACAAGTTGGTGTTATTCCAGTCGTGTATCAGCTGAATCTATTAGAGCTACAGCTGATAAACAAGAAGATCCTACGAATAAACCAGGATTAATTGGATGCTTCTGTAGGAACTTTACTATTTCAGAAGTAATAGATAATTGGTTGGCTGATATCTATGTTCCAACGGATACTAACGGTAGATACTCATACGCTTTAGGATCTACATCTGGCGGAGCAGTAGTATATAATGACTTATTCATGTATTCGCATCACTCAACTGATCCAGTAAGTATGAAATTGGTCAATGCATATGACCTACTTAGAATCCATAAATTTAGCGAACTTGATAAAGAATCTAAGGAAGATACGCCAATTAATAAGCTTCCAAGCTTTAAAGCTATGAACGAATTTATATCTAACATTCCAGAGATTAAAGAAGCTATCGTTAAAGAAAACTTAAATAATAAAAAATCTATGAGCGTGGATGAATTCGATAAGGTAGAATCCAATGATGATTCCTGGATAACTAATCTTAATGTAGCTAATAAGAATACTGGTGAGTTAAAGAATAGTATTGATAACTTCTATCAAATTATGGAAAATGATCCTAACTTAAAATCACTAGGAAGAAAGAATTTATTTAGAAATCGATTTGAAATTTCTAAAGCACCTTGGAAACGTGGTGATTCTATATTTTGGGATGATGCGGATGATAGCTGCTTAAGGCACTATATCGAAGTTACATATGGAATAGAAGGATCAAATAAGATTCAGGATGCGTTTAACAAGTACTGTAATAATCATAATTACCATCCAATCAAAGAATATCTAGAATCTCTAGAGTGGGATGGAACACCTAGAGTAGCTACTTTACTTATCGACTATTTAGGTGCGACTAACAATGTTTATACCAAAGAAGTAACGACTAAAACACTGTTAGCTGCAGTAAAAAGAATCTATGAACCTGGCTGCAAATTCGACCAAATGTTAGTACTTACCGGTAAACAAGGTATTGGTAAGAGTATGATTTGGAAGAAGTTGGGTAAGCAATGGTTCAGTGATACACTATCTGATATTAGAGGAAAGGAATCCTATGAAGCTTTAGAAGGTGTATGGATCATGGAGTGTGGTGAGTTAGCTGGTCTTAGAAAAGCAGATAGGGACACGCTTAAAAACTTTATCTCTAAACAAGTAGATACTTATCGTAAGGCTTACGCTAGGAACACTACAGATACTCCTAGAACTTGTATCTTCATTGGAACTACAAATGATAAGGATTTCTTGAACGATCCAACTGGCGCTAGAAGATTTTGGCCTGTTGATTGCAAGACTAGCTATGAGGATAAGGACAAAGATGGTGAGACTAATGTGTGGAGTACATTCACTCCAAATGTAGTAGATCAAGTATGGGCGGAGGTAATGTTTTTATACAACAATACAAATGAAGCTGATAATGTGATGGAGTTAAGCCATGAAGCTAAAATTGGTTGGGCTGAAGAGGTTGATTCACATCAATTGATATCAGACAATAAAGGTATTTTAGAAAAGTATCTTGATATTGATCTACCAGCTAACTGGGATAATAAAAATCAAAGTCAACGAAAAGATTATATCCAATCAGTTATGAACGGTGATAATGAATTAATAGAGGTTGGCATCGAGGGAAATAAGCGTAAGGTGATTTCACTTATTGAGATCAAGAGAGAACTTAGTAATCTACTTGTTGGCAACAGTAGCTCAAATGAGTTTGTGTTGACTCGTGAGCTAGCGGACCTTATGAACAATAATTCTGAGTGGGTTAAGAGTAGTACTTCACGAACTATTTATGGTACTCAAAAGTGCTGGAAAAGGCAGTAATTCTAAAAAGTGTTTTATGAGTTTACATAGTTTACAGTTTACAAGCGTGTAAACTATGTAAACCGAGTTTCTTGACTCAGTTTACAAACCAGTTTACAAAAATATTTGATTAAACATATTCATTTATATTAGTTTGAATATATTTATTTAAGGTTTTATATATATTTTTATAATATTAATGTATTTTGTAAACTTGTAAACTCATATTTCTATAATAGACTATTAAAATACAAATTAGGCATTATTAGGTATTTATATAAAATCACCTAAAACGCCTAAAATACCTAAAAAACGCCTAATCTAATATATACTTATATAAGCAAATAGCGTTTACGGGTTTACTGGTTTACAAAGCAAGAAAAAGGAGCAATATAATGTTAGAAAAAAATGTAGAGGTTTACCTTAAGCAAAGGGTAGAAAAAATCTTGAAAGGTAAGTGTTATAAGTGGGTGTCTCCTGGATGCAATGGTGTCCCAGATAGGATAGTAATACTTCCTAACGGAAAGACTTACTATGTGGAGACAAAGCAAGAAAAAGGAAAGCTGAGAGAACTACAAAAGTATAGACATAATGAGATTAGTAGACTAGGTGCGAGAGTATTCTCTGTGTATAGTTGCTTAGATGTGTTAAAGTTCGAAGAGTTCTTGAGAGAAGAGTTAGAGGATGAAGTATCAACCAAGAGTTTATCAAACTAATACAACCAACATGATCTTAAACACTAAAAAATGTTTAGTCGTTTTGGAAATGGGTTTAGGTAAGACAGTAGCTACACTTACAGCTATCGAAGAACTAATGTGTAATGATTTCTCAATTCGAAAAACTTTAATTATTGCTCCTAAAAGGGTTGCCCAAATAACATGGCCTGAAGAGGTTAGAAAATGGGATCATCTACAATTCTTGAAAATTGCTGATCTAACTGCTGATGCTTCTTCTAGAAATAAGCAGCTCGAAGATCTAAACTCAAGTAATATATTTATAATCAACATAGATAATATTGTATGGCTAATTGATTGGATCAAGGGGAAAAGAGCTAACAGATGGCCGTTTGATATGGTGGTAATAGATGAATCTAGTACAGTCAAAAACCCATCTAGCGAAAGATTTAAGGCTCTAAAAAAGATTGTGAACGCTACAGAAAGAATGGTGCTACTTACAGGAACACCTACTCCAAATGGGTTGCAAGATATATGGAGTCAAATATATTTAATTGATGGCGGGTTAAGATTAGGTAAAAATATTACAGCTTTTAGACAAAAGTATATGATCCAAAATCCGTATATTCATTCTTGGAAGATGAAAGACAATGTAGAGGATGAGATCTACGATAAAATCTCGGATGTTAGTTATGTATTGAGAACTAAGGATAATATCGATATTCCTGATATTGTTTACAATGAAATATCAATAGAACTTACTGATGAAGCTAGAAAATTTTATGATCAAATGGAATCTAATTATTTAACAACTATTGATGAAACTACAATAACAGCTGGATCTGCAGGAGTCCTAGCCGGAAAGCTGATGCAATTAGCTAATGGTTTTGCTTATACAGAGGATAAGCCAATTCGATTTGGAAAGCTTTGTAAAGCTAATAAACTTGTTGAGATGTTAATATCGAATGAGATGTTTGGAAAGTCAGTATTAATATTTTATTGGTTTCAAGAAGATTTAAGGATTATCCAAGATGCATTACTTGGAATGGATGTTAGGATCTTGAGAGATGAGAAAGATGTAGCTGATTGGAATAAGGGTGATATACAAGTTCTTTTAGCTCATCCAGCATCTACCGGTCATGGACTTAATCTACAATTTGGCGGTCATATTATTATTTGGTACAGTTTAACTTGGTCGTTAGAACTGTATGAACAAGCAAATGCTAGACTACATAGAAGTGGCCAAATATATCCAACAGTTGTTCATCATTTAGTAGCTACCGATACTATCGATGAAGAGATCATGAAGAGATTAAGTCAAAAAGCAACATCACAAAATGATATAAAAGATGCGATTATTGCTAGGAGGAAACGATATGAACAATCTAGACTTAGCTAATAGTTATTCTAAAATTAAAGCATGTCTATATTCTGAACGAAGCGCAATGTATACATATCAGATTCAGCTTAATAAGCTTATTCAAAATCAAGAGGATGAATTTGCTATATCTTTAGAGATTGAAGAATTGAAGCTAAAGTTAGACCAACAAAAAGAGGTAGTTGAAAAAATTGAAAAAGAAAAAGAACATCTAGACAACGAAATTGAAAAGATGGCAAAAAATTGTAATGACATAGAATTTAAAGTATTTTATTATCATTATGTTAAGCAATTAACACTACATGACTGTGCGATAATATTGCATTACAGCTATGCACAAATAAAGCGTGTTAATCAAAATATCAATAAAAAAAATAAAAGATGAGCCCCAAATGAGCCCTTTAATTTTGTATTATAAAGGCGTGGAATTTGGGTGTCCATTGCAAAAAGGCAATTATGAACCCCTTCATAGTTGCCTTTTTTAACATAAAAGTAGGCACACAAACAGCCACATAGCACGCACGCATTGAGGTAGTGAGGTATGAATGAGCGAGGAAAACAAAAAAGAGTTTAACGCAATAACTGAATCAAGATTGTGTGAACTCTTAAAAAAATACGATATTAAAGGTAACGGACCTAAAGCGTTCATTACAGAACTATTGCGAGAAATAGCTTCTGGAAGAACTCCAACATATTCCGAAATCTCAAGAAGAATCGGTAAGCATGTTGATTACGGTCGAGCATTAATTTACAAGCATCCTAATATTGCTGCGTGTGTTAACGAGATGTTCATGCCAGATATGAACATGATGTATGAAAAGATTAGAGATATTGCATCGATGAAATGCATTGATGAACATGTTGTGCTAGAAGGTGAGGGAAATGGGGTAACACGAGCTGTTATCGTTAAAACCGCTCCGAGTGCACAGACAGTGCAACAATGCATTAATGGATTTATGAAAGTTCAACGTGATTTTGAAGCTAAGCTAATTAATATTAGGGCTAAAAATTCAAATAACTTTGATGAAAGCGGAGAAGAAGCAATTGATATACACAGGGCAACACTAGAAGCTTTAAAGGCTCATACAGTTGCTGGATTTGATGATCAGGAAGAGGAAGAACAAGATGAAGCTAACAGTGACATCCAAAATGCTTGATGCAAGGCACATAGGCTTATCTGCTAAATGTCACTTGCACGTTCACGAAGGAACCATTCGTTCATCAAAGACAGTAACTGCAATTGAGGAGTTTATGGATGCACTTCATGATTCCCAGGAAGAATTACACTTAATAGCTGCCGCTGATTTGGATGCTATTAGAGATAATATACTAGAATCCGACTTAGGATTATTAAAGCTTTACAAAGAAGCAAGACTGAAGAAAGGAACGATTGGTGGTTACTTTGTTGAGGTAAACAGTTTTGTAAACCAAGATGGTAAACACGTACCAAGGATTAAGAAGATTATTCTTGCTGGATATACTAACACTGACAAGTGGAAAAAGATCCTGGGTAAGACAATTGGAACTATTCTTGTGGATGAAGTAAATATTGCATCAGAACAGTTCATCGATGAGTGTTTTGCCAGACAAGCTTCTGTAGATAATCCACTTATGATATGGACATTAAATGGTGATGCTCCAACACACTTTATCTACACAAAGTATATTAACAAATGCCGCATAGTAGGAGAAGCACCAGCTAGCATAAGAGCTGATATGGATAAAGTCCTAAAGACTAAAGGTTGGTGGTATCAGCATTGGACAATGAAAGATAATCCAATAATGACAGCTGAGAAAATCGAGCGTGCATCAAATATCTATCCAATAGGATCATATTACCATACTATCAAAGTTCTAGGTGAACGTGGTGTTCCAGGTAAATTGATATTCCTTGACTACATGAATCGCGAGGAACATTTAAGGCAGTTGGACTATAGAGAGTATAGCCACTATGGAATAGGCGTTGATATTGGAGCCACAAGAGCTAAAAACTCATTCACTCTTGTAGGATTCACTGAAGGATATGAGAGAATGGGATTCTTAGATAAGATGACATTCCAGAGTTGCGGATACAAAGATAAGACAGATAAATTAAAAGCCTTCGTGCAACTAGCCTTAGCTAAAAACTTAGCTATTGAGTACATAGCTATAGATAGTGCGGAGGAAAACTATATTCAAGATATAAGAGCGGAGTTTGCTCAATTAGGATACCCAGATGTTATCCCATCATACAAAGCTACCATCAAGGAACGTATTGATGCAATGATAATATTGCTATCAAGAGGATCAGTAGAGTTCAACGATACTGAAGAAGGTAGAAACATATATGATGCTTATAGAATAGCTAAATGGACTGAAGGTAAAGAAGGCCAAGAGCGTGAGGATAATAATGAGTGGCAAAACGATGTCATGGACTCTAGTGAGTATGCATTCACTAGACATATGAAAAAATTACTAAGAGCTAATAGGGGGATATTAGACTATGAGTAAGATTAAAGATTTTTTTACAAATAAAAGACTAAATAGATTGGAGGCCGATCTACTTATGATTACAGAAAGAAAAAACAATGTAATACGATTTAACCCAAAAGGAGCTTTTGCTGATGCAATGAGAGGAAGTGATGGCTACACAGCTAGAACTGAAGAGTACCGAACTTGGTACACTGGTGTAGCTCATAATCTTCGTAATTTGTACAAAATGAAGTATGTTGATGTGGATCAACTTAATTACTTCTGGGGAAGAGCACCAATTAAAGTTCGTATGTGTCATACTGGTTTACCAGGACTTATCAGCCGTAAAATGGCTACAGTGCTATTTGGATCTAGCTACAAAGTTACTGCTACTGTTTATAAAGACAAGAGTTCAGATATTGATGAAGCATTAAGTTCCAAAGCACAGGAGATCATTGATAATTTAAGAGTTATTTGCGATGTTGATGAACGATTTGAAAACGCAGCTCAAAATGAAAGTTGGAGTGGGCATATATTCCTTAAGCTTAGCCACGATGTATCTCTTACTCCGTATCCAATCCTTGAAGTAGCTACAGTGCGAGAAGCTGAAGTACTTAGGGAGCGTGGAATCACAAAAGCTATTATATTCCATTATTTCTACAGTCGTAAGAATAAAGAATACAGATTGGATGAATGGTATACAACTAATGAGAAAGGTGATGCATGTATCCTTTATAAACTATATGCATTAGAAGGTAGTAGGGAGCGTGAGGTTCCAGTTACAACTCTTCCAGAAACTGAAAATCTAGAAGATTTTACTTATGAAGGTTTAAAAGGAATGTTAGCATTTGACAAGCCTAACTTAACTCCATCACATGAATTCCCTGATTCACCTTATGGAGCTAGTGACTATGAAGGCGGAATTGATTCATTTGATGCTTTGGATGAAGTGTATAGTATGATTGTTCAGGAACTTAGGGATAACAAGACTATCCGTTATATTCCGGATAGTATGATTCCTAGAGATAAAAATGATCCATCAACTTTGTTAGATGATGACTTCGTAACTAACTATATCAAAGTCAAAGGTGATCCCGACCAAGATGGAAAGGATAAAATCGAAACAACATTCATCAAAGATAAGACTGAAGAGCATTTAGCTAAATATCGTACATATTTGACAACGGCTATAAATAACGCTGGATTGAGTCCATTTGCATTAGGCATAACTGGACTAGAAAGCATCAATTCTTCAGCTGAGAGCCAACAAGAGCGCAATAAAGTAACATTAGAGACAAGAAGTAGAAAACTAAAATTATGGGTTCCATTTATGGAAGATGTCTTTACTCAAATGTTGATTATGAACTCTTGGATTCAAAAGAATACATCAGCTGTTCAAGAAGCTTTCGATAAAATAGACCTTAATTTCAACAACCTAAAACTTAATATAGAATTTAATGATTATGTTCAAGATAGCGTTGAAAAGAAGATTAATACTTGGGGTTCAGCTAAGGGCCAAAATGTTGCTTCAACATATGAGGCAGTTAGGAGAATCCATCCTGAATGGGATGAAGAACAAGTTAATGATGAGGTTAATTTGATTAGATTTGAGAATGGTATGAGTTTAGATAATCCAAACAATCTTCCTGATTTAGACAAGATGACTCAATCAGAAGATGACAATGAGGATGATGATAAAAACATAGATAAACAAAAAAAATCTAAGGAAGAACAAGAAAAGGGCGAAGAGGATAAAGATAAAAACAATGATGGAGGCGAATAATGCTAAAATCACCGAAAGAAGATATTGCTAAGGATTTACTTATTAAGCAGCAAGAAGCTGTTAGTAAGATTAAATCCGCAATTGTACGATGTGCATCTACGGGAGTAGATCCTACGAAAGAAATAAGTAGAGCCATTGTCGAGTACTGCAAACTAATAGATGACCAAGCCGAAAGGGAGAAAGAGCGTAAGTCCTTAGTAGCCAGTGCCCGAAAATGGCAATACGAATATGTACAGTCATGTAGAATACTAGGTCGTAACCTTTGGAGTAGACTTTTACAAACTAATCCTAATTTGCAAGGGTACTCTATAGATCCTATACAGCTTATTACTGGTGGAGAGGGTAAAGACATAGAAGCAATAAGACCATATCTGGAAGGAAACAAACATGTTATTACCCCAGTTATTGAGTCTTACAGAGCTAAATATCAAAATGTTATTAAAGCATTATCAGCTGATCCGCCAAAAGTAGTAGATCTAGCTGATGGGAAAGCCTACACCATGTCACTTCGTAATCGTGCAGAAATGCGCGTTCGTTATGAAGCTAATATGAATGATTTGGCTAAGCAACGAGAGCATATGGAGGAAGGAGGAACAAAGCTAGTATGGATAAGTACTCATCCTAACTGTTCTCCTAGATGCAAACCGTATCAAGGTAAGTTATATAGTTTAGATGGTTCAACTGGTTCAATTGATGGCGTGCATTATGAACCAATAGAAGTTGCTCTTAGAGGTCCTAAGGGTGATGGAAATGGATGTATAGATGGATACAATTGTAGACACCGTACTATTCCATATACTAAAGGTAGCAAGCCACCTAGTGACTATACAGATGCGGAAATTAAAAAAGAGTACGCAATAGATCAAAGGCAAAGGGCCTATGAGAATAATATCCGCCAAATGAAGATGGAGGAGAAATTATTAAGATCTACTGGCAAACAAGAAGATTTAGATCAAGCAAAAAAGTTAAGAAAGAAATGGCAAAAAGCAACCAAGAATTATGAAGCTTATTCGATAGAAAATGGAAGAGCATTTTATCGCTGGAGATGTGCTATTGAAGAAGGCGAAAAATGATTTTATTCGCATTTTCGATAGGGCTCATTTTGGCCTTGTATGCGGGCATTATTAAGCGCATAAAATCAATCTACGAAAATTCAAAAACACAAATAAGGGCATTTTTAAGGCGAATTTGGGCCTTTCTAAAGGACTGGCGAAATGCTTTGTGTTTTTGAATTGCATGGTTAATAACTAATGGTTGGGGATGGTTTTTCTTGATAGCTGGACCAATTCTAAACTTTAAATGGATGACAAAAATTGGATCAGCATACATTGCATTCTTGTGGATGCCAGGAATTAATGAAAAGGTAGTAACAGTCTCTTTAGCTGTTTTGTTAAAGAAAATTTTATTTAGGAGGACCAATGAATCAAGTAAAAGTAGCTCTTCAAAAGATGTTGAAGAGAAATGATGAAGGTAAAAATGAATTCGATAAAATCGAATACATGATCAAATCTACCTGGGGAACAAGTTTAAATAAACGTTTGGTAGATCGCAAGAAAGCTTTGCAAATGTTTAAACATGATTATGATTTTATTAAATTGGTTGAAAAAGAAGGATTCGAAAAGGTATCAGTTATACCAATAATGCAAGCATTAGAATCACCAGAAGTAATGCGTGATCTAATAACTTTTATGATGATGGAAGAACCAAAGGAGGCCAACGGTGATTAAAATAAGATTTGCTAAAGACTATTCCGAAATAACTGCAGCAGGACATAGTGGATATGCTGAAGAAGGTCATGATGTAGTATGTGCTAGTGTTAGTTCTGCATTTGTTTTAACAAGTGAAATGTTAAAGAATCTAAGAGTTAAGCACAATTTTGGTATGGATGGTAATGTCCCATTTATTGGTATTAAGCTAGCTGGAAGAAAGACTGTAGGCGTAGTAACGCTAAGTAGCTTAATCCATACTATGGAGTTACTAAAAGAAGAATACCCAGACTTTATTAGTGTTGAATGCGTTGATACTAAAAAGGTGGAAGAAGAAAATTTACTTAAAATATTAAGTGAAGACAAAGACAACTTGGTAGTTACGGAAGAAGATAATATTCCGACTGCATAAATTCGCAAAGCTAAGCGCATTAGCTATTATTTAAACTAATTCAAATCGACTTCGCGAGTCGTAAAATTGCGTACGAAAAAGGGAGAATAATTTATGACATTAGAAGAATTTTTAGGGCTATTAGGTATTGATGCCGAAGAAGCAAAGAAGAAAATTGGCGACAAAAAGATTTTTGTAGGTGAAGGAGACTTTGTTCCTAAATCTAGATTAGATGAAGAAATTGCAAAGGTTAAAGACTACAAGACTCAAGTCGAAGAACGTGAAAAGCAAATCACTGATCTTAAAGCTAACGCTAAAGGCAATGAAGAGCTAACTAAAAAGATCGAAGAATTAGAGGCTAATAATAAAAAAGCTAATGAAGAATACGAAGCTAAATTAGCTAAATACAAATTAGATTCTACAATTGATCAAGAACTATTATCAGCTGGTGCAAAGAATGTCAAAGCCGTTAAAGCTTGTCTTGATCTTGAAAATGTTAAATTTGACAAAGATGGTAAATTAACTGGTCTTAATGAGCTTATTGAAGCTTCAAAGAAAGATTCAGATTATCTATGGAACATTGACACAAGCAAAGACAAAGGTGGTAAAAAGCCTGGAAGCGGTGATGGAGGTTCTGCTGATAAATGGGATGATATGCGCCGAATAAGATAATTCATAAAGAGGTATTAAAAATGAAGAAAACAAATTTATTCCAATTTTTTGCTAACAGCATTTCTAAAGCTGTAGCATACATTAAAGAACCAGAAGCAATTTATGGTACTTTAAAATTAGGTCTTTTAACAATCGACCTAGAAGCTGCTAATGAAGATGTTCAATTTATCGGTACTGATACTCTTAAGTATCAACACATCGATTTTGGTGACAACACATTAGGTACATTCAATAGAGCTACTGGATACAGTGCTAAGGATATTAACTTAACATGGAAGACATTAACTCTTACTCAAGATATGGGTGATTCAATTAAAATTGATAGGATGGATGATGAAGAAGCTTGTGCTAACGGTATCGTTAAATTAGCTAATCGTTACATCTTAACTATCCAAGCTCCAGCAATCGATAAATATCGTTTAGGTAAAATCGTAGGAGCTAACAATGCATTCTGTCAAGCTGCTACTCCAACTAGCTCAACTATTCTAGAAAAATTCTTACATGGTAGGGGAAGACTAGAAAATATGAGAATAGATGTATCTAGCTTAATTTGCTACATTGCTCCTGCTTATAAAGAATTATTAAAGGCAGCAGCTTTAGCTAAAGGCTATTATGCATTCGATAACTGGAATGGCAACATTGATGCTAAAGTTGAAATGGTAGATGGCATCAAACTAGTTTCAATTCCTCAAAACTTATTAGGTTCTGGCGTATGCTTCATCATCTTAAATCCAATGGCTGTATGGGCTAAAGCTAAATACCAAGAAACTGAATTCTTTGATAAGATTCCAGGATTTGGTAACAGAAAGATGCAAGCTGATATTGGTGTATACCATGACTGCTTCGTTTATGATGAATTGAACAGAGCTATCTATATCCAAAAGGTAACTGCTGCAACTACTTATTCTGTAACTTATGCTGCTGGAACTGGAGCAACTACAGTAAGTGCTGCAACTCAAGCTGCAACTGCTGCTGATGGTGAATTCACTATTGCTAGCTTAACTTCAAGCAACTATACATTATCTGGCAAGACAATTGCTGGTGTAACTGATGGTTATAATTTCTATAACTTAGGCGACACATATGTAATGCCTGCTCATAATGTAACATTAACAGTTGTTTGGAAATAATAGTGTCATAAATTAAAACATAGCTAAGGGATATGCGGTTTTAGGGCCGTAATATCCCTTAGCATACATTTTAGGAGGGTATATGGAACAACTAACTGTTGAACAAATTGAATCATTTAAACAAGATTATAGGACTAAGACAGGCTTAGAACTTGATGTCATTAAAGGCTCCGATGAAAAGGCAGTAGCTTTTATCAACAGAGTATATATGATTGTAATGAATAAAGTTAGATCATATCAACCCGAATTTGACATTAAAGATACAGATGTTACAGAACATCAAAAATCAATTATTTGGTCAGCGATGCTTGAACAAGCTGAATACATGAATACCGTAGGTGACTTTTATATGATGAGTGGTTATGATCCAGTTACAGGGCAACTAACTCCAAAAGCTGAGCTAGAAAAGAGAGCATTCTCCGAACTAGCTAGAACTATATTAGGTAACGGTGGTTTACTTTATCGAGGAATTCGTAAGGGATCACATAGTTCTTACTTAGAAGAAAGATCTTATTGGGGTAGGATGTAATGTTTGTAGAAGGAATCGCGGAATGGCGTAAGACTATTCCATCGGATCATAATGAAAAAATAGGTCAAGATATTCATGCAATTAAGTTACCTTGTTGTGAATATCAGCCCAAAACAAATAAAGTCACTGCTTACGGAAAATTAGAGGCTAATGGTGCAACCTTAGGCCTAAGGACTAATGATGTTAGAGCTAAGGATATTGTGCAGGATGATGAAATTACTTGGAAGGGTAATACATATTCTGTAGATTCAATTCAAGAATTACGTTCGGCTGCATTCCTTGGCGCTCGTGAATATGTAATATGGGTTCACTAAGCGAAAGAAGCTATACAGCAGCTGTATTGCTAACTAATGTTTTAGTAAAAAATTGTCCTAAGGATACATGGAACTTAGCTAGAAATGGAATTTGGATTGTTCAAGAAGCGGGCCAATTCTATGTTTGCATCGGTGGTGAAAGAGCAAGATACGCAGTATATACTGAGGAACCTTGGTCAGAAGGAAAGAACCCCAATGAAGGTTGGATTGAAAGAAGTATTGAAGAAGCTTTGCCATTCATACGAAATATAATGAGTGACAAGATAACTGAAAGTGAAGTTAATGATTATATTGCACAGTGTGAAGAAGACATTAGAAAACAACAAATGGCTCGTGTTAAAGAGCTATTGGAAGAGAGGGATAGAATATGATAGTCCAAACTTTTGAACAAGCTTTTAAAGATTATTTAAAAACTCAATTATCTACATATATTACTGATCGTGAAATCCTTGTATCTAATGATGTTTCATACAAGCCGTTTGATGATAATCAAGACTTAGTTCTTGCGATCATTGATAGTGGAAACGGAAATAAATCATTAATAGCTGATGTAGTTGATGCAACAGTGAATATCGTATTTGCTTGTGATGTAAATTTTTTACAGCAACTATTTATTCATCTTAATCAGTTTGTTGAAGCAACACAAGGAAAATACTCAACTATTAATATAGCTACTGATACGCAAATTGGTTACAAAACTGTTAATTATCAAATCAAATGGAAAACCCCAATGATGAGTGGTGGTAATCCAACTGATATTAGAGTTAAGAAAAATACACAATCAATGAAGGTTGGTATGATTCAACTTCAAGGAACTATTAACTACACAGCTGAAGTAGATTTAAGTCCACAAGATTTTAAATTAAGAATTAATGGATCTTCAGTAATTGATCTTAAAGGTATATTAGTTAATTATGATATAACTAATGCCCCTCAATATAAAGCTTTAGTTTTATTTAATTATGAACATCCAGTTCAAGTTAAGATTGCAGAAAATAGAGTATACAGTATTACTACGCTTAAGAATTCTAGTATCTCGACTCTTGTGACATCTGACACAGAACGATGTGATTTATCATTAGACAATGGATCAACATTTAAACCATTATCATCATGGCAATTCACCGAGATGTGGCAAAACGGCATACCAACAATTAAAATCATTCTAAATGAAGGTGATGCTGGAGCTATAGATGAAACACCTATTTCTCCTGGTGACAGTGGAAGTGGTGGAATCATATTATTATAGGTGGTTGTATGGCTAAAGAATATAAAATTAAGATTCAAAATGAGCTTACAGTTGATTCTAAAGATGTAACTGGGCAAAATAATCCAGCGGACAAAAATGGAATTCAAAAACCAAAAAGTAATGATAATGGGCAATCAACATCCGAAGCTGTAGCTATGTATACGTTAAAAAAATTAGCTCAAACAGCTATTTCTAATTTCGGATCATTAACAGGTGATTATATACAATCGGCATATTTATCTGGTGCGGTTGGTATAGTATCAGATGTTTTTATGATTGCTAAATTTGGTTGGGCGGGTGTTGCTATGGTAGCGGTTGATACGGCAAGCCAAGGTGTTAGCAAGTTAACAACTATACTAAATACTAATAGAGCTTCTGAACAATTAACTATTAGAACTGGAGGATCAAGATGAGTAATAATCAAGTATTTGTTTTAGTTCCAAGTAGTTACGCAGTTGGTGATGCCTTTGTTACTGATCAATATATTGAAGGATACTACGGAATAGGTGTATATAAAAAGCTTAAATATGTAGTAGAGGGTATTAGTTTTTTAGAAGGCTTTGATGGTGAATTGGACCAAGTTACTATAGAGTATCTTGCTTCAACATCTAAAAAGATTCCTCAATATGTACAAATGAAAGTTCATGTAGTGCACGTGGATGATACAACGAATCATAGCATAGACACTATATATGAAATGATTGTGTCTGGTGATGTTCCTGTAAGACAATCTGTTAAAAATAGTAAGTTCAAGTATATGCATACGTTATCTCTTGTGGAGCCTACTGTCTATTTAGAAAAGTGGGTAATGCCAGAGCATGCAAATACAAGAAAGTATGATAAGTATGGTAATAATGCTACATTGTTAAATCAAGTTGAGGATGAATTAGCTATTGCTATTGGTCCTAAACCTGATAGGAGCGGCGTAGTTATTAATAGATTTAGTATAGCGCCAAGACTAAGTACACTACTAGCATCAAGACCAGCGGAAGAATTCTTTTTTGACTCTCCTCCGCTACTTCGCGAAGTATTAGATGAAATGTTCAGATCTATAAATGCTAGAGTCAGAGTTAACACAATAACTCAAAGTTACAATAATGTAGTAATTGATTACCAATCATACGATACAGAATTATCCGATACGGTACTGCCAATTAATATAAATAGCAATATTTCAAACTCTGCTTTTGACAAGTTATCTAAAAATTTAGAAGTTAGAGGCCAAAATGCATTAAGTTCCAACAGGTTACTAGTTAAAACCGATTGGGATACTTTTAAGTCAATCGATGGATCAGCTACACTTACTACTGATAATATGGGTATATGCACGCAACATCCAATTGAAAAAATAGAAAAGATGGAAATTAATGCTGTTATTAAGTTTCAAACTGAAAATGTAGTTAATCTTAAGTTTGCGAATATATTTAAAGCTTCTACCGGTGGAGTATATGATTTATTCCAAAATATAGCTAACTATCTTACTGGAGGAAATAAGACAAGCCTTAATACGTATGAATATAGGTTAAACTTGGATATTACTGATTATATTTACGAAAAAGAGGATTACGATAGATTAGACTATGATGATCAAATGAAAGCCTTGTACTATAGTAAAGGTGATACAACATCAGCAGTTGGAAAGCACGAAACATTTTTATTTATGCCGATATCAGCTCTATCGTATATTATCAAAGATGCGTTATATAATCGCCAGGATAGCTTAGATACTAACGGTAGCAAAGTATTAGATTGGATTACTGATTTCTGTGAGAAGATACTTACATGGAAAGAAGGATTAGATAACTCAGTATCAACTTTATTTGGATTATTAGAGGATACAACTGATTCAATCTATAATGCAAATGATATGATGTATAGGCTTGAGTATGTTCCTTATATTGATTTACATGGTAAATTTACTAAGGATAATGCCATTGCGGCTATTCCAGAAACAACACAATTGGATAACCAAAGTGAAAAGATGCTAGACATAACAAGATTTGGCGATATTGAAAAAGACAAGATTAATGTTCTAGGTAACAGTGAGATCAACCTTAGCTGTATAGCTGGTAATCTCTCTCAACTAGAATCATTAGGTAAAATAATAAATGGTGGATCTCTATGTATTACGGGTAGGGAGTACTCAATATATAGAAATCATGTTGAAGTAGCTTATAGAATTGATGCCGACTATCAAGCATTAAGAAATAAGGTTAAATTAGATCGCGAAAGAAGGGTATATGACATACCACTTGCTAACGATCAAATAGATAGAAAAACAATAATCAAGAGATTTATCCAAATAGGTGACACCGAAATAACAACCAATCCAGCAGTTATTGACTTAAATCATTTAGCCCTATTATTAAATCCTTGGAAATATAGCTATGATGATCCTGTATATAATGACAATACAGCTATTCGATATGGTATATTTAAGCCAACATGGGATAGATTCGATAATAATCATGATGACTCGCCTCTTGGAGGATTCCAAATGAATATTGCGAGATATTCTATGGCAACATCATCATGCTTCTCTTTAAAATTATACGATAACTATTCAGCTGGTATTGGCACAGGTGATAGAGCTATTGGTGGTCGTAAGGTGCTACTTAACAGGTATGTTAATAAGCATACTGGTAGGTATGATGGATTCTCACTCCAATTAGCATATGGAAGAACTGATATCTATACAAACTATTCAGATTATTTAGCTAATGTAAGGAAGCTTCCTCTAATTACGGCCAATAAGTTTAGCTACAATTGCATTAATGATGAAGTAGTGTATAGATATCCTAAAGATGCTTTTGACCGAGATATTTTTACTCTTCAATACGAATTTGTAGCTAATTCAGACAACATCATTGTTGGAAGCAAGATGGCTCAAATAAACGGATTGATGGTAGAAGGTGCTCCTAACGAGGAAATATACATATGGGCCTCAACAACTGCATATACTAAACACGAGAAAAGATGCCTTGGATCTAATTTAGGAAAGTTCTGTGTATCACAAGATGTAGCTACATATAATAGTAACGGTAAATTTTATTTACGTATTAATAGATCTATATATGGAAATGGCCTTAAAGCAATTGCTTTCGGAACAGCAAATGGTGAGTTAGCTTTAGCCTATAACCTTCCAGAAGAAGAACAACGTTATTATTATATTTATTTCGGCGGTTCCTTTGAAAGATTATACAATGCTAATTTTGAAGCGGAAGGTGGGTATAATATTCATTATATTGTATCAGCTAACTATCCAGGAAGCGATGTTCCTGTGGATGTGTATAACGCTACAAAACTTCCATCTCCTTTACCTACGTTGAATAGTGCTCTATGGACATTCTTTGGATGGAAATATGCGACATTAAATGCTGATGGTACGTATACAGTGTCTAATGTATTTGCAAGAGCTAACGACTTAATCTCTGATGATGTTTATCTATACGCATCTCTTAGAAGAGATGACATAATTGATATTTAAAGGAGTAACAAAATATGAATTATATATATTTAGATTCTAATGGAAAATTGGTTGCTCAAAATATTGTGGGACTATACCCCGGTTCAAATGACAATAGCTTAGACTTATACCTATTTGCCGACTTTGATTTAGGTCCAAGTTCAACTTCATTTCAAGTTAGCTTGCTATTTAAAAGAGAGGATGGATTGCAAATAGGACCGGTTAATGCCTTTTACCAAGGATCAAACCATCAAGCTGTAAATCCAATTCTAAATCCGATATCTGGTGAGCTTGTTAATGTTCATAAATTTGTGTTCAATAACACTAAGATATTAGATATTCCAGGCCATGTTGGGATAACAATTTTCTACACATCTTCTTCTGGAACTAAAGTAGCTTACACAACTGCTAAAGTTAATAAAGCTGATGCAGTAGAAGAATACCAAAATGTTGCTACTAGCTTAGCTGGAATAGCTCAAAACGCTAGTGCTATCGAAGATATTATCGATGGATCAACTGTAGTAGGTGAGGCAACCAAGGCTAGTAAGGATAGTGAAGGATCAGTTATCAAGAATACATATGCGAAAAAGACTGAAGCTGTAAAGCATAATGCTTTTACATTAACATACGATAATTCTACTAAGAAAATAACTATCACTGAAGAGAGTATTAGCGGAGAACAATACTCTAAAAGTATAATACTTCCTGAAGTAGGCGGATTAATTAAGGGTTTAATGACTCCAGCTTTGTACAATGCGCTTAATAATGTTGTAAGTGAAGTACATAACAATGTCATGTATGATGTTAGTATTTCATTGCAAGAATCAACAAGTGGTATTGCTATCAAATATAAGACACTTAATTCCGAGGATGATGAATTGGAGGAAAAGACTGTAACATTACAAGCTGTTGATTCCTCTAACGCTGGCCTTATGACACCAACATTGCTTTCATTTCTAAATGCAGTAAGAACTGCAGTAGGATTAAGCGGATCAGATATTATGTCAATAGCAACTAGAACTTGGATGACTACTATCGATAGTGTTATTCAGTCTATTAATGCTATTACTAATTATTTAGATTCACATGCAATAGATGACTCAACTACATCAGTGACTGGCGAAAATAATTCCGCTTATGGCTATAATTTAAGATTCATTAAGAAGAACTTTGGCGGAACTAGTAATGATAAGTTAATAACTATCCCACTAGCTACAACAAGTACTAACGGTGTGATGAGCGCTGAAGATAAGAGAAGATTAAATGCATTATATGAAATCTTAGGCGAGTCTAACGATCAAAATGATGTAGTTGATAAGATAACAGAAGTATTATCAATATTTGATGAATACCCAGAAGGCGCAAGTATGGTTGAGGCTCTTGGCCTTAAAGTAAATATTGCTGATATCGTTGATAACTGCACAAGCCAAATTTCAAACAAGCCGTTAAGTGCTAAACAAGGATACATCCTAAAAGGCTTAATTGATGCTCTAGAATCAGGCAAGATAAGTTTTAATGATATAGTTGATAATTTATCAACAGCTAATTCAAACAAGCCATTAAGCGCAAAAATGGGTAAATGGCTTAAAGATAATATGATTACTTGGGATGATCTATTAGCTTATGCATTAGAAGATGCGAGCTATAATGCTGATACTGGTATCCTAACTATTACTTATATTGATACTGGTAATTTAGCATTAAGCTATGAGGAAAGCTCAGGAATATTAACATTTACATATGGAAATGAATAAGGAGAACTATTATGGCAACTAAAACAATTAAAATAGGCTTATCTACATCAGATAAAAGTGCAATGGCGGCTCAAATATTAGAAGATGTATTAGAGAATGCTCAAATCACTATTACTGATGAGGATGATGTCGAACATACTTATACATTGCCCGAACTTGCAATAGCTGCATCCGGCATACTAAGTGAAGCCGTATCCCATGCTAATTTAATCTATGATCAAGCGGACAATAAGTATTACAGCTATGGATACAAGACTAATTCGAATGGTGAATTAGTTATGGTATTAACTGAGGTTGACAATTCTTAGGAGGATATAAAAATGCCAACAAACGATATTGAAATTAAAATTTTAGATAAAGCAACATACGTTGAAAAAATGGATGTTCAAAACGCGCTTTTAGCTGCTATCGCAAGCGGTGCTGG